AGAGAGCAGTATCCTGACGTATCCATCTCGTGGTTCTACGACGAGCCCGGCTGTGAGATAGCGGGGTACTTGTAATGAGAGATGACCACCCAGAGATCAATATAGATCCTTACAAATACGCACCCATCAAACCACTATACATGTTAATTAAGGTCGACGTTGACAAGCATATAGTGTATAATCAGGACAAAGCAGAAAAGTATGCGGAGAACCATTGCGGCAAGCTGGAATATGCACTTGTTGACTGGTACTATCCTGACAACGAACAATACCCATACATTGCAAAATGAAGAAGTTAGTACGCATACTCACCATTGTAACTAACTTCTTTATCATTGCAGGGGTTACACGACATTGGAGTTATTATGACAACACCCAACTGGCAGCACCACAGCAAGAAGCCGCCCAAGTACAAGAAAAAGCCCAGAATGATACAGGCTGCCAAAGCCCGTACCAAAACACTAATTAAAAAACTCACCCGTTCACACACATCATGACCTACCATTACTATTGTGCCGACACTGACTGCGGCAAGCACTTTTGCCTGATGGCATCAGACGACATGGAAGCAGCCTATCGAGCTGACTCTATGGCAAAGGAGTGGTACAACACCACCCTCAAGGACGTATACCTTGACAAACACGCAAATCCTAACAGGAGATACAGACCCTATGACAAAGAAATACTTTCCCAACAATTACAATAAGATTGCCAAATGCCCTGCCGAATGGTTTGAGCCTATGGAGTATGATTTGTTCATGGACTGGAAGATGAACGACTGGCAAATCATGGAATCACATGACTGCATCATTCGTACACGCAACTGTAAGACAGGTAAGGTCAAAGAATACTCGTATCAGATACCAAAACACGCTAAGAACAGACTTAAAAAGATCATTAAAGATCAAGAAGAAGAACTAATTTTGTGTACTCATGATACAATACAACACCTAAAACCAGAGAAGTACATTACAGAAAATGACAAAAAGAATTTCTATTCCCAGTGATGACGTCTACACTTATGAAAAACAGGCGTTAGATATGCTACCAAAAACACACCCACATTATAGTGAGGTATACAAGCACCTATACAACCAAGTAAGAGACCAGCTAAATGACATATGTTACACCAGAGCAGATAGACCAGCAGATACAGCTGGAGAGGACACAGATCAGTCAGGGGCTGAAGCGTCTTAGAGATCAGACACTTAAATTAGAGCAACAGAACTACTCATCTGCTAGTGTATATGGCATAGCCTCGATAGAAACTTTGTTACCACTTGTAGTTGATAAGATACTCAAGACAAATGCGAAGATACATCAAGGTAAATATGGTGCAGCATTTAGAGATATACATATATACTTGACTACAATCGAGCCACTTGCGGCTGCTGCGATTGCATGTAAGATTACATTTGACAAGGTGTTTGGTTACAAGGAAGGTTGTAACATTGCAACAAATGTATGCGAAGCTATTGGTCGAGCTATCGAAGACGAATGTAACATGCGACACTATGAAGAGAACGCACCCGCATTGCTTAAGACGCTAAAAGATAACTATTGGCACAAAGCTATAGGTACACATCAAAAACTCACTGTTATCAAGACGTTGATGAACAGATATGGTATAACACCGTGGATACCATGGAGTAGAAGTATACGTATCAAGCTAGGAGCATGGTTACTTGACTGTATCATGCAAGCAAGTGGTTGGTTTTACAAACAGCGTATGCGTACAGGTCGTAAGACTACAGTATTCATAGCACCTACTGCTGAGTTCATGGACATCAAAGATCAGGTCATGGCAAATGCAGAGATATTTAGCCCATTAGCGTGGCCTATGTTGATACCTCCAAAAGACTGGTCTAACGAGTCAGCAGGCGGCTATATGCTCAATGAATTGATGCAAGGACACGATTTGGTCAGAAGAGGCGATCCCTCCCGTATACAGGGGGAAATACCCATTGCTTTTCTCAACAAAATACAACAGGTAAAATATCGGTTAAACCCGTTCATAGTCAATGTCGCTATGCTGTGCGAAGACAGGGGAATAAGTATAGGTAAGTTTCTTCCAATCATAAATTACGAACTGCCACCAAAGCCGTACGACATAGCAGAAAACAAAGAATCCCGTAAGAGGTATCGTAGGGAAGCGGCAGAAGTAATGAATAAGCGAGCAGCAGAGTTCAAGAGATCCTGTCGCACACGCATGACCATGGAAGCCGTACGTCGTTACAAGGATATTAACTTTTATATACCTTGGTCGTTTGACTATCGTGGTCGTGCCTACCCTATCCCTGCCTTTCTTACACCACAAGACACAGACTTTGGAAAAAGTTTGTTACAGTTTGCTGATGAATCAGAAGAGATATGTGAGAAGTGGCTTGCTTTCCAAGTAGCTACCAGTTATGGTCTTGACAAAGCTACTATGGAAGAGAGACTTGAGTGGACAAGAGATAATGTCTCACTTGTCTCAGCTGTCGCAACTAATCCCATCGCTTTTATTGCAGAATGGGAAGGAGCAGAAGAACCATGGCAGTTTCTTGCTGCCTGTGATGAGTACTACCATTGCTGTGTCAAGCGTGATAGACATACTACATCACTACCTGTGGCAACCGACGCTACATGCTCAGGCTTGCAAATACTTGCTGGTCTGGCTCGGGATAAGTCCACCGCTACACTGGTCAATGTTGTACCATCTGATAAACCACAAGATGCATACCGAAAAGTGGCAGAGACAGCACTAAGCTTAGGTATTCCAACCAGTGTACACCCTGTATGGGATAGAAAGTGTGTCAAACGTACTGTTATGACTATACCATACAACGCTAAACCATTCTCAAATAGGTCTTACATCAAGGAAGCACTACATGAGAAAGGTGTAGAGGTCGATAAAGACCAACTAACCCTCATTGTTGCTTCGGTTCGGAAAGCCATGAACTTGATCGTGCCCGGTCCGATGTCAGTAATGAAGTGGATCGAGACAGAGGTGTCTAAGTCTATCAAGCGTGGAGCAGACTACGTGGAATGGACAACACCATCAGGCTTCGTTGTCAAGCAACGGATTATGAAGAAGAAAGTAGAACGTCTAGACCTACAACTTCTCGGCAGATGTCAACTTAGTGTTGCTACAGATGAGACCAATGACGTCGATCTCAGTAGGCACAAGGCAGCCACTGCACCCAACCTGATACATAGTCTTGACGCATCTCTCTTACACCTCGCTGTGCGTAGTTTTGATGAACCAATCGCACTAATCCATGACAGTGTGTTAAGCAGATGTTGCGATATGGATAAACTATCTGCTATAATAAGGGAGACGTACATGATTCTCTTTGCAGAACATGATTACCTCCGTGACTTTGCTTTCCAAATAGGAGCAGAGACAGAGCCACCTATTATTGGTGACTTACAACCAGAAACGGTTATAGAATCCACTTATTTTTTCTGTTAACTATGACAATAGACATTTATAAAGAGGCTTTCTATTCCCCTAGTTCTTTTTTCAGTAGTTTCTTTGCACCAACAGAGATCTACGTCGTGGCAAAAGAGGACATAGAGAAAGCTAAACACGAACAATACCACGCACAACTTAAAGCAATCAACGAAAGGATTGACTACTTAACAACTCAAAAGGCTGACATCCAGTCTAAGATAGATACATACCACAAGGAGAACAAAACTGATGCCTAAAAACGTCCACGTGACTGACGAGATTAAACTAGAAGGCTTCCAAGCCATACTTGAACCGGGTAAGTTCGGTTACTCTTTATCAGCTGTTGTTGATGAAGGTGTAATTGACGCACTCGAGACAGAGAGACAAGCACTGCTCGGATGGGCAGAGTCTAAGCTCAAGAATCCAAAGAGAGCCACCTTAAAACCTACACCATGGGAGGAGGTAGCAGATGGAAAATACAAAATTAAGTTCTCATGGGGAGAAGACAAGAGACCCGGTGTCGTTGACACTGAGGGCACACCCATCACTGATGCAAAGACACCACTTTATGGTGGATCAACAGTTAAGCTTGGTTTCTTTCAGAAGCCATACATCCTCAGAGATGGCGTTACCTACGGAAGTAGCCTTAAGCTGCTTGGCGTACAAGTTGTTGCTGTAGGCGAGGGTGCTGCTGTAGACACAGATAGCATGGACGATGAACAAGTTGCCGACATGTTCGGTAAAACTGATGGCTTCGTCGCTACACAGACAGCAAGAAACCCAGAGACTGTAACAGCACCAGTACCTGATGAAGAAGAAGACTTTTAGGTCTAAGCTAGAAGAGAGTGTCGCTGACATTCTCGATAAAGTAGGTGCTAAGTATGAGTATGAGACACACAAGGTTGCTTATACCATACAGCACCACTACAACCCAGACTTTTGCTTAGTCAATGGTGTAATGCTAGAGACTAAGGGTTACTGGGATGCAGAAGATAGACGTAAGATCAAGGCAGTCATGCGAGACAATCCTGATATTGATTTACGTATGGTATTTCAAGCTCCGTTCAATAAGATCAGCAAGAAATCCAAAACAACCTATGCCCAATGGTGTGAGAAGCATGGCATCAAGTGGGCAGCAGCACATGCAATCCCCATAGATTGGTTAATATGAACGAAGAAAGCGAATTTGTGGCACACGAACCCTGTCCTAACTGTGGCTCGTCAGATGCTAACTCAGTTTACTCTGATGGTCACAAGTTTTGCTTTTCGTGCCACACGTACACCCCTGCGGAAGGGGACCACACTTACACCCAAATGACAAATGAACGAGTACAATTCCTCGGATCAGCTGAACAGCTGCACAAACGAAGAATCAGTGAAGCCACCAACTCATTCTACCGAATCTACAGATACGGAAATACCCTCCGCTTCCCATATTATAATGACAGCGGCCAAGTTGTTGGATTCAAAATTAAATCAAAGAAGAAAGACTTTCATTACGAAGGTGGAAAAACAGATCAGCTCTTTGGACAGCATCTTTTCCCCACCTCCGGAAAGCGAATAGTAATTACAGAAGGAGAACTAGATGCAGCCTCTTGTTACGAGGTTATGTCAGGTTGGCCGATGGTCAGCCTACCTCATGGTGCGGCAAGTGCCAAGAAAGACCTCCAAAAAGCAATCCCATTCTTACAGGGATACCAAGAAATCGTCCTCTTCTTCGACAACGATGAAGCAGGGCGTACGGCCACTGAACTTGCCTCGGGAATACTCCCATCTGGCAGAGTCAAGGTTGCCCGTCTCGAGAATTATAAAGATGCTTCAGATGCTCTCCAAGCTGGGGATTCTGACAGTATCAGAAAAGCCATCTGGGACGCAAAGCCATACAGACCAGACGGAATCATAGATGGTAAGAATCTACTCAATGTAGTAACTGAACCAACAAAAGCATGTGACCATAAATATCCTTACGAGGGTATGAATGATATGTTACATGGCATAAGATATGGCGAACTTATAACGATCACTGCCGGTACAGGTAGTGGTAAGACTTCATTCGTCAGAGACCTAGCATGTCACCTATGTAAACTAGGAGAGACTGTAGGTATACTGGAACTGGAGTCCAACACAAGACGTACAGCACTTGGCTTGATGTCATCTGCTGTAGGTAAAGCACTCCACATCGGAGAACATGAAACAGAAGAACTAACGGAGGCATTTGATGCTACGCTTGCTAATTGGAACGTCTTTCTTTTTGATGGCTTTGGTAGTTTTGACCCGGATGTTATTTACAACAGGATCGAATACCTTGCCAGTGGACTGGAATGTCGTGTTATATTCCTAGACCACCTAAGCATCTTGCTGTCAGGACTTGACGGCGATGAAAGACGTATGATTGACTCTACTATGACTAGACTAAGAAGTCTGGTAGAACGTACAGGCATTACATTATACTTAGTATCACACTTACGGAGATCAAACAGTGACAGTAATTCGCACGAGGAGGGAGGACGTGTATCCCTCGGACAACTACGAGGCTCTCATTCGATCTCTCAAATCAGCGATACAGTCATCGCTCTGGAGAGAGACCAACAAAGTGAAGATTCAAACAACACTTCAACTTTGCGAGTTCTTAAAAACCGTTACTCAGGAGAGGTTGGAGTCGCTACACGATTGACCTATGACCTAGCGTCATGCAAATTTTATGAAGCAGATGAAACTAAGACAACACCAGTTTTCGACGCAAGCACAGACTTCTGACTTGCAGAAACCTAACCCACCCACCAAACAACAGAAAAGACGTGCCAAATTCAGAGACAAAACCTATTACCCTCCTGTTCGATCTGGAGACAACACCTCTAAACGCAAAGCGAACTGAGATACATTGTATTGTCACACTTGACTATGAGACAGGTGAGACTACAAGATACAATGATATAGGAGGAGACGAACCCATAGTCAGAGCCGTTACGTATCTGATGGATGCTGACACTATTATTGGACATAACATCATAGGATTCGACATACCTGTGATTAAAAAGATATACCCTTTCTTTGAACCAAAGGGACGTATCATAGATACATTATTATTATCAAGGTTGTACCATCCTAACATGCTAGAAGTAGACCGCAAGTCTAAGCCTGATGGTATGCCACCAAAGCTATATGGTCGCCACTCTCTGGAATCCTATGGCTACAGATTAGGAGAATACAAAGGGAACTTTGGAGAGACTTCTGACTGGTTAGAATGGAGCAAGGAGATGGAAGACTATTGTGAACAAGATACAATCGTTACCCAGAAACTATGTCAACATTTCCACCCTTACCTGATTGGGTCCAACTAGAACATCAGGTCGCACAAATCTTACAACAACAAGAAGAACATGGATGGTATTTCAACGAACGAGAAGCATACGAACTCGAATCAACTCTCAGAGGAGAATTGGAAGAAGCTACAGAAGTATTACGCAGAAAATACGGGTTCGTTGCTGGAGCAGTGTTTACACCTAAGCGAAATAACCGGACACAAGGGTACGTACAAGGATGCCCATTTACAAAACTTAAACAACTTAACCCCACCTCACGAGACCACATAGCATGGATACTGAAGACCCACGAGAACTGGACACCGACACAACTCACTGCGACAGGGAAACCCGTCGTGGACGAGACTGTATTAAAGGATATTGGGTCGGAGACAGCCCAGTTGTTTCTTCAATGTCTAGATATTACCAAGAAATTGGGGATGATCTCGGAAGGCGTGAACGCATGGCAGAAGCTTGTTACGACGTGTAACAGAATACATCACCATTGTTCTGTCGCCACCAACACATTTCGATGTGCACACAGAAAACCAAATTTAGCCCAAGTACCAAGTGACAAAAGATTTAGAAAACTATTTCAAGCTACACCTACTAAAGTTCTGGTCTCTGCCGATCTTAGTGGTATTGAGCTCAGGATGCTCGCCCACTACCTCGCCAGATACGATAAAGGACGTTATGCTCGAATCCTTACAACAGGAGATATACACCAAACCAATGCCGATAGAATCGGAATTACCCGTCGACAAGTTAAGACTGTTACCTACGCCTTCCTTTACGGGGCAGGGAACATTAAACTAGGTAGAAGCTTTGATAAGTTACTATCCGAAGAAGCCGCTGCACAAAAGGGAGCGGATATACGTAAAGCTTATGTTGCTGCCATTCCGGGTCTTGCGGAGTTGTTGGTGGCTTGTCAAACATGTAGCCAAAGAGGTTATGCAAACGCCATCGACGGTAGGCGTATCAGCGTTGACAAAGGGCATAAGTTTCTCAATTACCTCCTACAGGGATCAGCAGCGACAATCGCCAAGAGATGGATGGTCACAATAAACCAGTGCCTACCACCTGACGGACACCAGCTATCCTTCATACATGACGAACTAAACTATGAATGTTATAGGCGTGATTGTGAAGAGTTAGCTAGATGGCTAGAGCTTGCAGCCAAAATGGCAGGCGAATATTACAACCTAAGATGCCCTATCGCAGCTGAAGCTAAGATTGGACAGACTTGGGCTGACGTACACTAAACCACCATGAGATTACTAATAGATGCAGACTTCATAGTATATAAATGCTGTGCAGCCTGTGAAACAGAGATAGATTATGGGGAAGACGTTATATTTGTTACATCGAACTTTTCAGACGCATATAATGCAGTAAAACGTGAAATACAACAGATACAAGATGTATTTGGCTCATTCAGTAAGCCTATACTCTTTTTTAGCGACTCTAAGAATTTTAGGAAAAAAATTTCCCCAGATTACAAAGGGCATCGAAATAGAAAGAAGCCCTGCGGTTACAAACGTGTCATACGTAACCTTAAAATTGAGTATGACGTTTGCATCATGCCGGAACTGGAAGCCGATGATGCTATGGGCATTTATGCCACCAAACTTACAGGGAATATCATTGTTTCTCCTGACAAAGACATGAGACAGATCCCCGGTAAGCTATACAATTTAGACGACACTACTTACATCACACCAGAAGAAGGTGCTAGATGGCATCTGATTCAGACACTGGCAGGCGATCAGACAGACGGTTACAGTGGTGTGCCCGGTATTGGTGTGAAGAGAGCAGAGACTCTGTTCAACAAAGAGGGTTACAGTTGGCAAACAGTTATAAAAGCATTTGAAGATAAAGGATTGACCGAAGAAGATGCTTTGCTCAATGCTAGACTTGCCAGAATACTTACAGATGAGGACTATGATTCCAAACAAAAACAACCCAAACTCTGGACGCCCGAAGCTTCCTATACCATTGACGATGGAACAGGACTTCAAGATGCGAGTTATTGAAGATAATTTACGCAAACATTATGACAGAAAGGAAGACGTGATTACACTCTTCCTTGCATTACAGCGACAGAACTTCGCACTAGGTAATGCACTTAAAAACTTTATGGAAAACAGTATTATTATTTAAAATGTCTGAACTTATCTCCCGCACTGGACGGGTACAGTCTTGGATCGACGATCCTCAATCAAGACTACCTGTATCATGCACGACCTTCGTTGTTGAAGACAGCATGGAAGGTCCAAACGGCATCGAAGCTAGCTGGAGATTCGCAAGCCACGCACTAAGATTTGGTGCAGGCTGTGCAATCCACCTGTCTAAGCTAAGACCAGCCGGACACGAAAATGACAAAGGACTTGTGGCTACTGGCCCAGTCAGCTTTGGCAAAATATATTCAGCTCTAAATGAAACCTTGAGAAGAGGTGGAGCTTATAAGAATGGTGCTATTGTATTGCACCTCGACCTATGCCACCCAGATGCGGTGGACTTTATAACTGCAAGCCGATCAGAACTGCCTTGGGTCAAGCGTTGCATCGACATTGATGATGACATGTGGAAGTTTGCAGATCAAGATACAAAGGATGCCTTAATTTATGGAATCAAATCAGGAGATGTCTGGCTCAACAAAATCAGACACGACCCCAATACCGGGGAGCGTATCTATGGGAACGTCTGTCTTGAAGTATACTTGCCCTCACGTGGAACTTGCTTGCTACAGCATGTCAATCTCGGTTCCTGTACACTCGACAACCTACAAGAGGCTTTCGTATCAGGCATGTCCGAGTTGTGTGATCTCCATGGCCGGACAGGTGTTGGAGAATCTGGAGAATACCTTACCCCAGAAGTCGACAGACAAGTGGGGCTTGGAGTGCTCGGTCTTGCCAACTTCCTCAGACGTTACAACATCAGCTACAAAGACTTCGGAGAAGCACTCCGCCTTGTCAACAGAGGATATAGTGCAACCAACGAAGCCGGTATGGCGGCTGTTGCCTTGGACAGAGCGATTTTTGAAGCGGCACAAGTAGCACACAATAATAATATGGCACGGGCGTTCGCTATTGCACCCACTGCCAGTTGCAGCTATCGCAGTAGAGACCTAGACGGCTTTACATGCACACCCGAGATAGCACCACCAATAGCAAGAATGGTTGATAGAGACTCCGGCGAGTTCGGAGTAGAAAGAGTCAACTATGGCGACGTTGAGATAGCAAGTGAAGTAGGATGGGACGCATACAAGCGTGTAGCAGACGAAATCAT